ACGCTGCTCTGCAAAGAAGATCTCCTTGTTCGCCTCGTTCTCCTTGTACTTGCGCATCAGCTCGTTGAGCTCCTTCTCGGCATACTCCACCTCCGGCATCAGGTGCTCGCTGGGATCCCACGGGAGCCAGCAACCGACCTTGCCAATGTAGATGTTGTCCTTGGGGTACTTGCGCTGGAAGACCTTGGCCATGACCTGGGCCTCCTCCACGTTGCCGAAGACACGGCGGAGCTTGACACCGCGGACATTGGTGCGGAACTCCACGGACTGATCGTACTTCTCCTGGGTCTCCTTCTCGTGCTTGAGGAGGAAGACCTGGTACTGCTCCTCCACATCCGTGGCCTTGATCTCGGCATCGCGCACCTTGCCAAACTCCTCGGCATCCTTCAGGAGGTCGTCAATGGAGAGCGAATACTTCTTGGAGAGGAAGGCCATGAAGTGCTCCAGGCCCTTGACCTTCCAATCATAGTTCATGAACTGGATGAACTGCTTGAAGAAGAAGCGGTCCTTGTCCTGGATGACCTTCTCGGGGGAGAGGAAGGACATCACGCAGTAGCGCTGGGTCGGGATCTCCGGATCCTCATCGAGATAATCAACAACCTGGCCATCGGCAACCTTCGGGAGAGATTCAGTGGGCATTTGTCTTGTCCCACGTCGCAAATGAAAGTCCTTTCTCCGCACACTTGTAAATGTACGACCTCCTGACGTCCTCCGTTCTGTTTCTGCTGCTGGTCCCCGGCGTCCTTGTGACGATTCCTCCGGGCGGCGGGATCTGGGCAGCTGTTGTGCATGCGATTGTCTTTTATGTGGTGCAGCGCTGGGTTGCGCAGTATGTTCCTTGGTGGGGCATCTGGGCGATTGCGCTCATCGCAGTTGCGATCAAGATGTTCTCGGGAGGGTCGGCTCCGTCCTCTACACCCTCGTTTTCAGGAGGTAGACGGTAACGGCCGCGGCGAGCTGGGCCGCAACATAGAGGATCGCCTTGGACTGCCCGATCTTGCCAGACAGGAGCGCCCAGAGGGTGACGGCCGGGTTGACGTGACCCCCGGTGAGCTTGCCGAGGACGAAGATGACGGCGAAGAGAGTGCCCGCAATCACAATCGGGGTGCCAACAAACGCGATGGACGACAGAAAGACAGTCGTGCCGATGTATTCCAGAAGAGCCGGGTGCATTTTATACATCCACTGAAAAATCTTCGTAGCCGTTTTATAAACAAATGGAGTCCAAGCCCAAGCCCACTGCGCCTGCCTTTGACGTCGGCGACCTCGTCATGCGTGTTGTCAAGTACCTCCTGGAGGGCCTCGCGGTCGCCGTTGCCGCGTTCGTCCTTCCTGGCAAGACCCTCAAGTTCGGGGAGGTCGCCATGATCGCCCTCGTCGCCACCGCCACCTTCGCTATCCTCGACATCTACGCCCCGTCCGTCGGCTCCTCCGCCCGCACCGGCGCTGGCTTCGGTATCGGCGCGAACCTCGTCGGCTTCCCCCGCGTGTAAAACGCTTACGACGCCGGAGCCGTCAGCGCCTTGGCGACAAGCGCTGCAACAGTGGTCGTCACCGCGACCGCAAAGTTATTCTGCGTGACCTGCATCGTCTGAAGAAGAAACCCACACACTGGACTTGCCGTTGAGACGACGGACTGCGCAAGATCCCAGACGCTGTGGGGAATACACAACGACTCAAACGTCAGCGATGAACCTACGTGAACTCCGTAGTTCATCGCGAGCGCAATGCCCACAGCTTTGACCGTCATCATCGCCATTTTCAGTTACGGAGGTTCTTTCTCCCAATGGTCTATCTTGTTCGGTTTCAAGGCAAGTGGCAGACGATTACACCGAAGCCGTTTGAACCCGAGCGGATGACGACGGACGTTGCGTGGATCCAACTCAAAGAGGGCGTGTCAGCCGAGGAGGCCTATCGTCGCTGGTTTCAGCGCCAACGAATTTTGTCTCGGCTCCTTCAACAATGACGCGTCTCATTCTCCTTCTGGCCTTTCTCCTTCTCGCCGTAACTGTCGCTCGGTTTTGGGAGCCGTTCACGGTGGCCCCGAAGCGTGAGACTCCGGTGGGCACTGCGACGATCTACTTCTTTTATACCAACTGGTGCGGCTACTCCCAGAAGGCGATGCCCGAATGGGAGAAGCTGGAGGCCAAGCTCCAGGAGTCTCCGGTCTTCGGAACCACGCGGGTCAAGGCCGTTCGGATTGATGCAGACCGCGATCGCGCGACGTCAAGTCTCTATGGCGTGGAAGGCTATCCGACCATCAAACTAGAGACCAGTTCCATCCTCTCCGACTTTTCCGGCAAGCGCACCGTCGATGGATTCCTGACGTTCCTTCGCGAGACGCTTGGACATGAACGCAAGAGTCTGTGAGGTGCCCTGGGCACACAAGGCGTCCTTTTGCTCGGGCGTCATCTCTTGAAGAAGACCGACCGAGGAGTTCTGGAGCCAGAGGACATTGGGCGCCGAGGGACGACCGCGCATAGACCGGTAAATACGATGGAGATACGTGGAGAGGGGAAGCGTCTCTAGTTCAGAGGCATAGAGCTTCTCTCCGGGATCCGAGATGTGGAGGACGAGACAATCGCGAGGCGTCAGAGACGACAGGCAGTCCACAAAGAGACCGCCGTCCAGGTAGACGTGGTTGTAGAGGACTTGGGGTTGAAAGAGGATGGGAAGACAGGAGGAACACCGGAGGGCATCTAGAATGCGGACTTGCTTCGTAAACACCGTCGGATTGTGCGTGGTCATATTGGACGCCACAATGTAGAGGGGTTGAGGCGCATCTGCAATCACTTTGTCTGTCAAGTCAATCCCGTGGGTCTTGAACGCCGTGACAATCGCACGTTCGTAGATCTCCATGGAAAACATGCCCTTGGACGTCGCAAGGTCTGCGAGCGCAGACAGTTTGGGAGTCGGAATCACCGCCGAGATGTCCATGTGACTCCGGTAGAGATCGGCGACTTGCGCCGCCGAGAGTTTGAAGGCCACCGCCGTGGCGAGGACAGCGCCCGCTGAACACCCCCAGATGCCGTCTGGAAACACGAGCGATCCCCGAAGGGATTCCAACGCTGTCAAGGCGCCCACATGAAGGCCGGCCCGAACGCCACCTCCGCCGAGTGCAAGACTGCGAAACATTCTATCTGAAGTGAGGTAAGCATGTTGAAAGCCCGTGACGTCTGGGATGAACAAGAGACGCGCCGCGAACAACGCATGTCCGCCATGCGTCCTGTCCTCTCGCAGCTCTTTGCCAAGATTCGGCAGCAAGCCATTCATGACCCGAAAGCCCCGTATGTCGTCTATGAGATTCCGACCTATGTCTGGGGGTATGCCCTCTTTGACATGACGGAAGCCCGCGACTACCTGATCAAGACCCTGGAGACCTCAGGGTTCTTGGTCTGGGTCGTGGACCAGAAATACCTGTTCATTTCGTGGATGAAGGTTCCGGGAGGCCAGAAGCCCAATTACCGCCCGCCCCTCATTTCCAACTACCGGCCACAAGTGTACAACCCCACAGACATCGGGAGTGTCCTGCGGTAAAACGGACTTGGACAGGATCTCGCGATCCAACACCATGGAGTGTGATCATACCGACATTGAAATTGATTGTGGCGAGCGCATCTGCACATGCTGTGGCGCGATCCTCGGAAGCTTCATTGATGAAGGCGCCGAGTGGCGTGTCTACTCCAACACCGAAGACGACCCGTCTCGCACGGGCACGATTACCTCTGAGCTCCTTCCCAACTCGTCCTACGGCTCTATGATGATGCGAAAGCGGATGCCGAACCAATCTGAAGAAGTGAAAAGTCTAACCAAACTCTCGGCGTGGTCGTTCTCGAACCATGGAGAGAGATCGTGGATGGGAATCTTTGATGGGATCCAGGCGACGGCACTCCGCGCGGGTCTCACCAAAGCGATTGTGGTGGATGCGTGCGGACTGTTCAAGCACGTCGTGGATGCGCAGAAGACCCGAGGGGAAACCCGTCGGGCGTTGATGGCCGCCTCAGTCTTCACCGCCTGTCGCCGCAACGATGCCACGCGGTCGCATGAAGAGCTCGCCGGCATGTTCCGAGTGAGCATTCGGGCGCTGTGCAAGGCGCTGGCGAAGTTTGAGGGCGAGGAGTCCTCGGTCTTGAATACGCAACTCGGATTGGCCGAGCGCATGTGTGCGGACCTTGCGCTGGGCGATGTGGAGCGCGATAAGGTCGTGCTTATGCTTCAGTCGCTGCCGGAGCTGGAGCATACTCCGAAGACGATTGTGGCTGGGGTTCTGGCTGTGATTCTGGGGGGACAGATTCAGAAGGTGTCGGAGGTGTCGGGAGTGTCGACGGTGTCGATTCGGAAGATTGTGGAGAAGCTTCGGGCGTGATGCGAATGATCGGAGGTTCAACTGGCATCGGAGTCTGTGTAAAGTCAATGTCTCCACTCTCGGTCCATACAATTGTCGTTGGTGGGTTGGAGGGGAGATCACGAAGGGCCTGGCGGTATGCACTCCACTCTCCCTTATTTGCAAGGGTCTCTGCATTATCCACGGTCATAATCCAGTCGGTACGCGCGAGTCGCCGGCTTCGTTCTCCACGAAGCTGACGGGTGATCGTGCGAAGACGAATTTCGTCGTATTTTGCACAATACTGCTCCCATGTGATGGGCGATGGAGAGACAACGTCAAGTGCATTAAATTCGGCTTCGGTGGTCGGGTCGGGGATTTCGTACACTCGGCGAACTTCGTTTGCTCCGAGGGAGAAGAGTACTCTGTGCGCGAAGTGCATTGTTATGTAGTAG